CTGCATCAACAATATTTGCCTGAACATAATCAGGTGATTCACCATCAGGTGAACCAGTTACATTTCCCAGACCTCTCACATTACCACCTTGTGTTGAATTATTAATAGCAATTTCTTCATTAACAGCCCATGAATTATCAACCCAATTCGGATATGGTCGACCGGCTGCTCTTGCTCTTGCCTTGGCTTTTGCCTTTTGAGCAGGAGTTAATTTGCGATGTTTTTTAGATGGTGATTCATGATTCCATGGAGCATCACTTGATTCATTGGCAATTAAAGAATTAACTGCACCAAATGACCATTGCTCTGCTGTCATATTTTTATGAGGAGCACATTGATATAAAACATAGGCAAATTTATATTCTTCAATCAATCTATCAAGATCAATACCAGACTTGATTGATTTTTCTTTTAATGCCTTATATTGTTTTTCTGTAATATCAGTGATATCACCAGCAATCTCTTTAAATGATTCTTCGATCAAATCAATAGAATGGTCAGCCAATAATTCAAAAGCATTATTAAACGATTCATTGGTCTTTGTAATATGACCCATAATTTCTTTGGCGTGTGGATGAAGAGCCTTGGGTAAACCAGCTTTAAATTTCTTTTCATCACCGGCATGAGCATACTCACGCATCTTAGTACCAGAAATACCAGCTGCACCTTCTGCATCTGGATCTCTCATACCAGATGACACTGACTTAATAGATTTAAAATTATAATGTCCGTGCTTGCCTTCTACACCATTATATTTGTGGGCAAGATCACCAAATTCTTTTATTTTATCAGAGACGATAGTAACATGCTTTACACCACTCTTGTGAAGATTACTTAGATGATGTAATAGTGTTGGTGATTCTTTGGAAGAAGCAGATACTTTTGTTTCAGGCTTTGCAACCTTTTTAATATATCCAACTTTAGCTTTTGATGGAACAGGATTTTTAGGATTGTTTTCAGAATGAGAGGCAATGATATGAGCCTCTCCACCAACTTCTTTAGCCGTATCTTCTACTTTATGAATTAATTTTTCGTGCCCGGTTGTTGGTGGATTCATTCTTCCAAATGCAACAACAGCATGTCTCTCAGAGGCTTCCATAATTTTTAATGGTGGGTTGATAATGATATCATCAGGTCTACCGCCACCAACCGTTCTACCTCTTTTGGAAATAACATCATTAACAATTGCTGATTTTAATTTGCCGTTTGTCTTAGATATAGTCTTCTTGTCATTATCTTTTTGCACTTTTTGTGCATCAGCATTGATGTTCTTTGTATAATCTTCTGCCATGTTCGAGGTTTCCCTTGGGCTTTTGACTCGTTAATAAATTGTAATTATATTTATGTTATTTCTTCCCATGAAGCACTTGCTGCACAGTTGACAGTTGCAGTGTCACATGTAATTGCAAGAGTTAATGGTGTAGATGTACTTGTAAATGAATTTCTCTCTAATTGATATCTAAAAATACCTTCTCCAATATCAATTAAAGACCCACCTGCTTGAACAGTAGAGGTCACAAAGCCAGAGATTAAATCATCACCACCAGACATTGTTGCAGTTGTGTTTGAGTTATATTGGACAAATGAATCAGAAGCTGCATTTGTCCATACGGCACCAGCAACAGTTGCATTTAGTACCAATTTATATCTATAGATACCACTATTTAATGGTACAAAATTAACTTCTTTAGGAATAACTAATGCACCCAAATTACTTGGATTTAGTCTGATACTTAGAACTGGATAATATGTTCCTGCTGTTGTTAACCTAATACCTGGATTTGGAGCATGTCCATATGTTCTTGCTCGTCCTGATAATGCAAACCCACCTTCAGAAATAACAGTTGCACAAATCTGTTTATACGTACTAGATCCAGATGTTGCACCAACATTTTCAATTTCCGATCTAATGGGCAAACATGCAGTTTGCATATATGCGCCCTTTGCTGATGATGCAAGATTAGAATGATGGAATGTGTGACAATGGATAAATTGGCCGTTAATAACAAATCCCATTCTTACAGAACCAACACCTAGCCATTCAATATCTATAAACAAAATCTGGGGATTATCAAGATCTAATGTTAACAATGATGGGCCAGTGCCGTCCAGTTTATCTATGTTCCAATCTGCTTTGTCAACACGTGTATCCACAGCAGAACCGGTTACTTTTGATCTTTTTACAAACGAGACATTATTGGTGGTTGCGTCAGAGCGCTCGAGAAAGAACCCGTTTTCTGTATCAAAATATCCAACACGTTGTCTTAAATTTGTTTTATGTGGACTCATCACAAATGTTTTTAAAATTTGTAATGATTTACCGGGCTGATATGCAAATATTTTCTTTGATTCTCTATAGCAGTATTGACCAGAAGTTCCATTTACCACCATATCAATTGACGAAGTTGATGAATTAAATGAATATGTTGCACTAGAAGTATTGGCAGTATTTTCTTTACCATTATCAGCATATCTATGGAATGAGTCATAAAGAGTATACGGCTGCGACATTCTTGCACGACCAAACGCATCGACAGCAGACCCAGATGGATTAGCAGGACCAACCAAATTACCATATTGGTCAGCGAGCATCATCACTTCAAATATTGTTTTACCATCTGTTAAATATTGGTGTGTGTCTTTGCGAAACTGTGCCATCCTATTTCACCCATGTCTTTGGTTTATTAAAATTAGCCTGTGAAAATTCTTTACGATTGACCATCTTAACAATATGACCTTTGTGCTGAACAACATATCCTTCAGGATTTGTTCTTTCACCCTCAATAGATTGATGCATTGGATTGTGCTTTTCTTGTGCTCTATGAAGCCCGTGTGTCAAAATATCTTTTGCAGCCTGGACGTGGTGATGGATTTGAAGAGCCTTATGAAATTCTTTTTCATGTGCATCATGGTGGGCAAGAGCAGCATTCATGTTTGCTGTCTTTACTGCCTTTGTCTTTTCCGTCTTTACCTTATCAATCTCATTACCCATACGCGATGCAATGTGTGCTCTTAATCCTTCGGTTGAAGGCTTATCACCAGTTCGTACAGTCTTATTGATGTAAGTAGAAAAATGTTCTCCATGTTTTTCCAAAACATCGTGATGGTGTGCGGGAAGTTTATTGTGAATCTCTTCAGCTTTTCCAAGGTGATGCTCAACAGCTTTATTTTCTTCTGGTGTAAGGTTACTCATTTTAGGCGCGCCTCAGGTGAAATTAAATGCACATCGGCATGTTTCTTAAATACCGAATGATCATGTAAAGGTGATGCATGTAGTGTCTCAGGGCGATCAGGATCACCATGAATTTGTGTATGGACAGCAACCCCAATTTTTGAATTGGCTGCCTTTTTACCTTCTGCAGAATCTTTGCTAATGTGATAACGAATTGTATTTGGCTTGAATGATACTTCATGATCTGTATGATGGAGATCGTGTGTATCATGCATATATTCTGCAGAGAACATTCCCTTCTTTGGTGTCACCTTTGGAAGATGTTCAAGAGCATGATGCATCTTTTGTGCAAGCCCAGGTGAATGGCTATAGTGTTGTTCAACTTCTGCATGTGTTGTTGCAAGACGAGGTGTCTTACCAAATGCAGCATGTTTTGTTGCAACAAAGAATTTTCCTGTCTTTGGATGATGACCAAAGTTGATATTAGGAGCACCATCTAATTTTGTTGAGATATGATTCTCTCCAGAATGTCCAGATTGCAATCCCTTATGAACAGAACGAAGAGCAGAAATTGCATGTGCAAATCCTTCCTTACTCTTTACAGCATTGTCCTCAGGATGTTCTTGATGTTTGACTGATGCAACACCAGCCGCCTCTGTGATATAGTCAGTAAATGTTTTCATTTTATTTTAATCATCGGTTTGATTTGTGACTGAGTAACGGTTTCAATAAAAATTTGGGGCTTATCAACAATACCCATAAAAGCAATTTCACCTGTTTTATTATCAAAGAAAATCGTCTTGTGTTTTGAAAAATAATTATTATAGACCAAATCTCGATAATCATTCTCAATTTTTAAAAAAGTTTTATTCTTATTTTCTCTTAACGTACCTATTGCTGATTTTCTAATTTCTTGAGTACTGGCTGGTATTTTACCTTCAAATTCATCTTTAACACATGTGGCAAGTCTCTCTGTGATTGCAGATACATTGAGTGTTCTACCGGTAAAGAATCCATATGCGTATCCATCTGCCGATATATTGACAGCTTTCATTTCATAACCTTCATTGCCGATAACAATGTCTAGCCCTGAACTTGATCCCCCTCCGAGACTTGCTTTGTCAAGAAGAAAATATAAAAGAACTTCACCATTTCCAAGACCAGATAAATTATATTTAAATAGATTATCAAAGTTTCTAGAATTTGTATTCTTTAATTGTTTGATCAATGTATTAATTTTTGATGCGTTGAGCGAAGTACTCGAAATGGTTTTGGTAAGATCAAAGTTTTTAAACCACTGAGTTCCTATAATAAATTGAATTTCATTCTTATACTTCGTTGATTGGAAATCTCGAGCCTCCAAAGAAAATGACTTTGCGTGTTCTGCGTTTTTAATAAAACCAAAGTCTAATTTTTTAAGATCGAATTTCATCATTACTCCAACAAAAAAAGAGGGCCTAGCCCTCTTCTATTTATTGTTTTTTATAATGATGATTAAAGACCAACCATTCGCGTAGAATAGGCTAACTTGCCACCACGATAATCATTTACTAGATAATCTCGAAAGATCTCGAACCGTATTGCAGCTTCTTCCTCACCAGCACCGTAGAGCTCAGTCTGGGCAGTCTTCAATACATTTAAAAGATCTTTAAGATCAACACGAACCGTATCATTAAGAGCGGCTGCATGCATTTTACCTTTACGCTGATTCATATTATGCTCCTAGAATCAATTTATCTTTCTGGCGACGAGTCATTTCAAAGGTTCTAGTCCACTGGACAACAAGACCAATAGCATAGCCATGTGCCTCGATCTCCCATGGATAATCCCAATAGTCCATACTATCTCTATTATATTCCGTACCTTTAAATTTATAACATTTACGCTTTGATTGCAACTCATACATTTCACCCTTTGCCCATTGCTTCACATGGACCAATTCATGGGCAAGTGTATTAAGAATCATATTCATCTTCTGCGATGAATCAATGTTAATGGTAAACTCTCGAGGTCTATAATGTTGATCTTCCCAAATACAATCTCCATTCATACCAGTTTCTTTTTGGTAATCCTTATGGAAATGTATATCAATCTCCAAGACATCTCTTAGACGTTTGGAAAAGAATTTGTTGCAGATAAAATGGGCCAGACTCTGGACCATGGCAAAATCATGCTTATCTAAAAGCTTTTTGTTGTGATATTTGATCATTCTTTTATTCTACTACATCCTGTTAAATAAAGCAACCGTATGGTATATTGAGAAGACTATACAAATATGCAGGTTTTAAAATTCTGCGCGAAAGGTTGAAAAAAAAGCCCAATAAAATCAATGGGTTATAAAAAACACAAGGATTTCAATGGGCTTTTTCTTTAATGGTATCAATAGGTTATACGTTATATTCGCCTAAAAAAGGGAATTGACTCATCAATTCATACCAGGCCTCATCAGCGATCTCCTGATGTTCTTTTTGTGTGCCGTTTGCTCGACGGAGGTCACAATAATGAATCCAAGAACGAAGTGAACCAGACATATACATCCGACTATTTGTTAGCCCCTCAGGCAACACTGCTCTTGCTTGTTCTTTTGCAATTCCGGAATTAATAGCCCAGTCATATGCTGTTGCAGCTTGATCTAAAACTGCTTCCTGAATGGCATGCCATTGTATAGCAAGTTCTTCATCATTGGTCTCGATACTATTCTGTCGGTTCTTTGTATCCTGCAAACGAGCTTCACGAGTACTAAATCCCAAATCTTGAGTGGGATCTGCATAACGCTGAGAAAACTCTTGGAACGTAAACGAACGATGACGAAGGATCTGACGAGCAATGTCACGAGTCGTGTTGATTTCCATAACGACATTGACCAACTCAAATGGTGACCAATGCTTGTTTCGAACCAAATACTTTAACAGCTTTGTCGATGTCTCGTTGTTGTTCTGGTTTGTAGGATTAGACACTCGTGCGACATATGCAATAAACGCCTCGGGATCAAGACCATTCAAAGGTCTTGTTACTGCTACCATTGTTACCTTTTTCATCACTTCTCCATATTATAAAAATTGGCGACCACTGAGGGACTCGAACCCCCGACCTACAGATTAGAAGTCTGTTGCTCTATCCAGTTGAGCTAAGTGGCCATTATTTGTTTCGTTTATCAAATTCTGTAACACGTTGTTCAAAATAATATAAGATGTTATCCAATTTGTCTATCTCTCTTATATTACCTAAAGGATCATCATCTTGCAACTGTTTTATTCTTAATTTAAGGTAATTGTTTATCTCATCTATAAATGCCATTTTCTTCATCATATCGACTGAATAATTATTACCTTGCATGATCAATCCCACAGTGACTGATAATATTTGCCAAAAAGATAGAAACCTTTTTTAATCCGTTCTCTTTCTTCTTCTGTCTCACTCCAGGCACAATGATCCTCATCTGCAATCTGCTCATGAGCCCAGATCATTTCACCGAGAACCCATTCCCAACGCTTGTGGTGATTTTCATCTGTGTCCCATTCGTTTTCTTTGGGAGGTGCAGCTGTTGAGCGAAGTTCTTCAGGAACATCTTCATCATCAACATATGGCGAACCATGCATACGCTCTTTTAATTTTTTAAGCAAAGGAACAGCAATCAAAGACAATGTGTGGTCTGCTGACCAAATGTCATAGCCATCGATCTTGATTTCTACCTTACGCTTTTTCTTATCATGGATCCATTGACAGACGTCATTGACCCAAGTTTTTGCAAGCCATTCACTCATACGTTCATGGAGCTTGTAATCCCAACGTTTTTCTGTTTCTTCGTCGACCCACTTATCTAGCCAGAAAAAAATCATATCAGCAATTTGATAGGGGCCAATCCAATTGACATATGGACCAATATAAACTTTCATAATCACTCCACAGGAATATAAATTGCATCAAGGAAAGACACTTCGACTAACTTATAACCTCGCTCAGCCATGAATGCCTGGTTGCCTTCTGTCACAAATCTTTCTGCTGTGATGACAGGTTTAAATTTTTTGATTGTCTCATCAGCACCACGGATGGCCATTCGTTCAAACCCCTCAACATCCAATTGAATCAAATCACAGGCAAAAAGATTTAGGCTATCAATAGGGATCATTGGAATGAATCCGTTCTGAGCTTTTTCCTGTACCCTGTTTGTGCCGATATTTGTTGGATCCTGACGAATAACATCAATCAATTGATGACGATGTCCAAGTGCTGCCTGAAATTTGACAACATTCTCATATGGAGTGTTGTTGACCATGCAATGGAATGAAACAGGATCAGGTTCAAAGGCATACACAATGCCAAAACGTTTTGCATAGAATCGGGCATACATCCCACAAGATGTTCCACCAGTGACAACAACATGTGTATTCTTTAGATATTTAAAGAATGCTTCACTGTGACCATCAATCCAATCTCGCATTGGACCATCAGTTGCATCACCAAAACAACCGACATCATCTTTTACCCAATGCCAATCATTCTCACCGAGAATATCAACATTGCGGATCTCAAGCCTATCAATAAAACTATTCATAACAAATCCTAAAGGTTGGTTGCGCAGTCAGGAGTTGCACCTGAAACTAGGGATTATGAGACCCTTGTGATACTATTTCACTACCGCGCGTCAATATCATGCATCTCGAGAAATGAAATGCGTACGAATCTTCTGTGGACTAAAAAACCCATTAACCACATTTAATACTACATCTTTATCAAAAGG